CCAAGATTTATAAGACCGCTGCTGATGTTGATAATGATACTAGTGGCGACCTTGCTGTTAAGCTTAAGTCTGCTTTACGTGAACTGCCCAAGCTTGGAATTAAAGGAATTATTCAAGGCGACTTCTTGTTTGGCCCTGGTGATCTGAAGAAGAAAACTATTAAAGGAAAAAAATATGTCACGTTTCATCCAAACACCATTGTTTATGCTGTTCCTACTGATAATGATGCTGCTCGTGATATCGAACGCGCTACCATTGGGATCGTCTGGCACACGTCTTATAGTGGAAATGGTTTCGATTCCCTCAGAGCCAGTTACGGTGTCGACGTTAGAGGAATGAAAAAGTCAAAATCTGTATGGTCTCAAGATGCAATGTTGCGAGATCATACAAATATTTTGATGACTAAGAAAGAAACTGACGATGTAAACAAATCATTGTCACAAGCTGGTAAATTATTCAATCAGATTGCAGGTTCGACACTGCGAGAACTGCAGGCTAATCAAAAGCTTGCACAGTTGATTGAGCAATTTAATAATAAATATGTTCGTAAAGGACAAGTAGTACAAAATACAAGAAGACATACAGACATGCTGATTAAATGGATTGGCTTAAAGTTCGGTAAAGAAGAAGCAAAGCGTAAATCTGATAAGGGTAAACAGTCACAAAGAGACGCAAAGCAGCAGATGTTGTCATTCTTTTCACCTCGTAATAAACAAAACTTAATAAAAATGTTCGAACTGCAAAAATTAATTGTAGTAGCGAAATTAAAACTTATAAATAAGCTTAATACATTACAGAAAGTTAAATCTTTTGTGAAGACAAAGAATGGATTCAAAGTAACAGGTGCCGAAGGCTATGTTGCTATTGATAAACTTGGTGGTGATGCAGTGAAACTCGTTGACCGTACGGAATTTTCATATAACAACTTTTCACCCAATATATTAAAGGGATGGGATAAACCGGGACGGAACTAAATGTTAAAATTCAGAGAATTTACTGATTTCGTAGATAACTGCGATCAGATAGATGAAAGAGAAATGACACCTGCACAGCGTCGTGCTGCTGGCGTTAAGATGAGGAAGAACAAAGCTAAACTTGCACTTGGCAAGAAGAAGCTGAAGTTTAAAATCGCTGATAAAAAACGCATTGACAGACGTGCTCAAAGGCAGGGACGTAAAGATATAGGTAAAAAGCTAACTAAAGGCAGAGCCAAATCCGAGTTATCCGCAGCTCAAAAAAGCAGTCTAGAAAAACGTTTAAATAAAATATCTACAAGGATAGCAACTTTAGGTAAACGTTTGAGAAAAGACAAGCGTAAGCAAGAGTTAAGAAGGAAACGCGGTAAGTAAATGCCTATTAATAGTTTTTCTCAATTTCTGGTTGAGGAGGAAAAGACAGCTTATTTTACCTTTGGTAGAATGAATCCTCCCACTATAGGTCATGGTAAGTTATTAGATAAACTTGCGTCTGCATCAGGACGCAACCCATACCGTGTATTCTTATCACTATCTAATGATAAGAAAAATCCAATCCCATACAATTCAAAAATCAAGTATGTGCGCAAGATGTTTCCTAAGCATGCTCGTCAGGTAATGATGAACAAGAAAGTGAAAACACCTTTTGCAGCACTATCTGCATTATATGATGAAGGATATCGCAATGTAGTAATGGTTGCGGGTTCTGATCGCGTGAATGAATACAATAAAAGGTTAAGCATGTATAACGGCAAGAAAGGCCGACATGGATTTTATAACTTTAAAGACGGAATTAAGGTAGTATCGGCTGGTCAAAGAGATCCAGATGCTGAAGGAGCTGAAGGTGCATCAGGCACTAAACAGCGTAAGTACGCAACTGATAATGATTTTACTAACTTTGCACAAGGTCTTCCGAATGCAATGTCAAACAACGATGCTAAAAAATTATTTAATGATGTTCGAAAAGGACTCGGACTCAAGGAAACAAAAGAATTTAAGAATATGGTACAATTTGACTCGGTCTCTCCAGAGCGTGAAGCTTATGTAGAGGGACAACTATTTAGTGAGGGTGATGAGGTCATTATAAAAGAGACGAATGAAGTTGGTACCATTACAGTTTGTGGTACCAACTATGTGATCGTTGAAGCAAATGGCAACAAGACTCGCCAATGGTTAAATGCTGTTGAGAAGGTTTACGATTATGGTACCGATGCATCAGTGAAAGATATTAAAAAGAAATTTGCACCCAAGGAAGCTCAAGATCCAGACATTAAAGATCGCGAGGGTTCTCAGCCGGCTGCATATCATAAGGGATTGAAAAAGTCTACAAAGGTTAAGCGCGATGCACAATTCAAGCGTCAAGCTAAAATGCCAGACGGAGATCCTAAATCATATAAGCCAGCTCCTGGTGATGCTGGTGCAAAGACTAAACCTAGTAAACACACTAAGAAATTTAAACAAATGTTTGGAGACGATTAATGAAAAGTTATTTCGAGTTAAGGGAAAGCTTACAAGAAAAGAAACTTGATGAGCTAAGCCCTGATAAAATGAAACAATACAGAAAAAAGGCTGCAGCTGACATTGTAAAAAGAGATGCTAAATCGGATATTGATAAAGCAAGATATCCTGATCTTCCTATCAACAGAAATTATGATGCAAAAACTAAGATCCGAAAAGGTTATAGAAAATTAGCCAAAGGCAAAATGATGGATAAAGAAGAAGGTTATGTATCAGCGGCACAGCGTAAAGCAGTATGGGCAAACAAAGCAGATGGCGGTAGAGGCCATCCAGATAAGAAGAAATAGTCATGATTCGCTTTAGTCAATATATTACCGAAAACGAAGGCTTAAAAAATAAAGCCAAAAAAAGTAAAATGCCTCTTAGTGTTTTAAGACAGGTATATAATAGAGGTATGGCAGCTTGGAAAACAGGTCACAGACCGGGCACTACTCCACAACAGTGGGCTATGGCTAGAGTTAATTCATTCACAACAAAATCATCAGGGACGTGGGGCGGAGCAGATAAAGACCTTGCGGCAAAGGTAAAGGGATAAAGATGGCACATAAGGTAGGGGACACAGTTACAGTTACACGAGGACCACATAAAGGCGCTCCTCATAAAGTAATACACGTACATAAAGATGGCAGTGTAAATGTAAAGCCACATAAAATGATGCCCCACCAAATCAAGTATAGACTAGGTGCCGCTAAAGCTAAATCAAGCGAGGTAAGGAAAATGAGCACAGAAAGCATAGATGAGATTGCACGATCAATGACTCCTATGAAAAAGAAGTTTGGTGATGCAAAAGTTAGATCTAACAGAGCTATGCACTCACATTCGAATGAAGCTGAGAAAAAAGCACATGCAGCTCATATGAAAAAGAAGCACGGTGTTACAACGAAATACCACGGTGATGATGAAGTCAGCTATCATGGTACTAAAAAGAATGTAAGAAAAGCTCTTGGTAATCACTATGGTGGTGATCATGATCATGCTAAAGAAGAGCATCCACACATCTATAAAGAAGATACAATGTTACAATTCGAAGCATGGATGGTAGATACTGGCTGGAAAAAACCTTCTAAAGTTAGAAAAGATAAATTTGGTAACGTTGTAAAAGATAAGAACGTCGCAAAGAACCTTGCTCGCAAAGCTATGAAGAAAACAAAAGATGATGAGAAAAAAGAAGGCACAATTATTACAAAGCCAGGTTTTAAAATGGCTGATAATGATAAAGAAAAACTGGCCAAAATTTCTAAGATGCTGAAGAGAGATAAAGCAGTTGCTAAGAAGTCAACTCATCCAGGTCCTAACGAAGATGTAGATGAAGCATGTTGGGATTCTCATAAACAGGTTGGTTATAAAATGAAAGGTGGACGACGAGTACCTAATTGTGTACCTAAGAATGAAAACCAAAATGCTGCATTGATGAAGAAACTTGCAAAGTCTGCACAGTCATCTGAAAAAGGTAAGAAAGCTGTCACTCTAAAGAAAGCACCATTCAGAATACCATCTAAAGATGATATGAAGAACGAAGGTGCAATGAAACGTATTGCAACATCTCAATCTAGTAAGCCTGATAGAATGGCTCCTGGTAAAGGTTTAGATACATTTAAAAAGAAACCACCAGAGCAAAAAGAAGTCCTTGATAAAGATAAGGATCACATGAGCTATCGTCAAAAGGCTAAGTACTCAATGGATAGAGCTCGTAACTCTGCTACAGCTAAGATTGTGCGTGGTAAAGGTGATGACATAGATAAAGAAAAGAATACTCTTCGTAAG